GAAATAAACAAGCTAAAAAAAGAAATGAAAAAAGAGCGGAAACAAAAAAAAATAAGAAGGATAAAGGTTCTTTAAGTTCTCGTATAGGAAACTTTTTAAAAAAAGCAGATGCAAGAGCAGAAAAAAAGAGAACAGATTTTGAAAAAAAAGTAACTAAAAGCAAAATAGATAAAGACAGACCTCGTGCAAAAGAAGATAAGAAAAATAGAAAGTATCCTGGTCTTAGTAAGGTTGTTAAAGCAGAAAAAGTAAGAAAAAATAAAAATGAAAATGTTAAGAAGAAAAGAAAAGCAAGAGCAGAAACTGTAAAACAAACAGCAAAAAATTTAAATAAAGAGGATGCTAAAAAGAACAGAAAGTATCCTGGTATAATAGCCAATCAAAAAGCTGATGAAACATATGAATCTAATACTAATTTAAAAGTTACAAGTGAACCATCTTCTCCTACTCAATCTGATGCACCTAAAAAGTTTGATTATAAAAATAAAAAGAAAACTAAAATGAGTAATTCTAAAGGAAAAAGAAATGCTAGAGGAAGATCATCTTCTGATATAGCTAAAGACCCTTCTTTTATGAAAAACACTTCTAAAGGTAAGTATTTAAGAGGTATACATTCTTCTTTACTAAAACAAGGAATGGCAAGTGGTGGTGCAGTTAAAAAACTATCTACTAAACCTTCCGCAGGAAACAAATGGAATTAAGCGGTAAATTTAAGTAACATTTAAAAGGGAGGACTTATGGGAAATCATGCAGTCAAAGACCAAGTATTAATTAATGCTTTAGATCAATTTGTCATATCAGGAACACAGAAACAAGCCGCTATGGATTTAGGAACGGCTTTAACTACTTATCGTTCTCATTGCACTATGGCTAGAGAGAGATGGGATATTACTGAAGATGAGTTTTGGAATAAAGATTTTCAACATAAAGTTCCTAATTCAGAGGATGTTTTTTCTCCAAAGTTTGAAAGCATTAATCCTGACGCTGAAGATGATATAGAAGAATATATCGAACATCTTACAAAAAGATTTACTAGAGCTAAGAATAAAAAAGAAAAATCCAAATGGCATAAAATTAAAATTCAAAAAAATGAACCTATCGGATTAGTTTGGTTGGGTGATCCTCATATTGATGATAATGGATGTGATTGGGTAACTCTTAGAAGAGACTTAGATATAATTAATTCTCATCCTAATATAAAAGGGTGTTCTTTGGGTGACTTACAGAATAATTGGGTAGGTCGTCTTGGAAGGCTCTACGCCAATCAGGACACTTCTGCTGAAACTAGTTGGAAGTTAGTTGAATGGCTTGTAAAGGCAGGAGACTTTTTATTACTAGTAGGAGGGAATCATGACCTTTGGTCAGGAGCAGGTGATCCTATTACATACATGAAGTCAGAGCATACAATATACGAACCTTGGGATGCTAGAATATGTCTTGAATTTCCCAATGGAAAGGAATGTAAAATTTATACAGCTCATGATATGCCAGGACACTCTCAATGGAATCCGCTTCATGCTCAGATGAAAAAAGCTAAATGGCAAAGTGATGCTGATTTATATATATCAGGACACAAACATAATTGGGCATTAGCACAGCATGAATTATATGATGGAAAAATCCATTGGTTAGCTCGTGCTCGTGGTTATAAATTTTTTGATGATTATGCAAGAAATCTTGGTATGGATGAACAAAGAAATGGTCAAGCTATCATGCAAGTGATCGATCCTTTTGCAGAAGGCACTAGCTTTACTCATTGTTTTTCTGACATAGAATACGGAAAAGATTTTCTTATGTTTCTTTTAGAGAAATATTCTGATAAAAAGGATAAGTAAAACAATTTAAAAGGTAATAAATGGCAACTTCAGGAGTTTCAACATTTAACTTAGACATAGGGGAGATTTGCGAAGAAGCATTTGAGAGAGCAGGACTAGAGATGCGTACAGGTTACGATCTTAAAACTGCTAGACGATCTTTAAATTTACTTTGTTTAGAATGGCAAAACAGAGGTATCAATCTTTGGACAGTAACAAAACAAGAGATACCTATTGTTGCAGGTACAGCTAAGTATAATATAGAAGTAGATGCTATAGATTTAATTGAACAATTTATTAGAACAGATACAGGAAGTTCAACAGGTCAATCAGATATACCTATAACACGAATTAGTAACTCTACTTATTCAGGTATTCCAAATAAACTAACTACAGGAAGACCTATACAAGTTTGGATTAACAGACAAAGAGAAAGACCTGAAATTAACATCTGGCCAGTTCCTGATTCTACACAATCCTATACATTTGTTTATTATTACTTGAGAAGGATTCAAGACGTAGGTGATGTTGCAAGTTTAGATGCTGATGTTCCTGTTCGTTTTCTTCCTGCTTTAGTCGCAGGTTTAGCTTTGCATATTGCAATCAAAAGACCTGAGTCACAAGAAAGAGTAGTCTTACTAAAGGAATATTACGAGGAGCAATTTCGATTAGCTTCTGAAGAAGATAGAGTTAAGGCAAGTATTCAATTTGTTCCTTACAGTTATAGTTATGGTCAGTAAATGGTTAAGTATGCTAATGGAAAATATGCTTTTGGATTCTGTGACAGAACAGGATTTAGGTATAGGTTAAAAGATTTAAGAAGGGAATTTGTAGGAGGAAGTCCTACAGGTTTTTTAGTTGGAAGAGATGTTTGGGATAAAGATGCGGCTCAGAATTTTCAAGGAAGGTATACATTTCAAGATGCACAGGCACTACCATTTGCAAGACCAGATTCTAACTTAGCCGCAAGTAGAAGAATGTTCGCCTTTAATCCTGTCGGAGGAGGTAATGGAGGTGGCGGAGGAAATTTAATAATGAATACAGCGATTGGGTCTGTAACAATAGTAACGAGTTAAATTATGTCATACACTTACACAACATTAACACAAGCCATTAAAGATTATTCTAATACAGATGAAACTACATTTAACAACAATATAGTTAATTTTATTACAAGTGCAGAAGATAGAATACTTAGGACATGTCAATTACCTAATTTTAGAAAAAATGTTACAGGTCAAATGTCAGCAGGTACACAATATCTTTCTACTCCTTCTGATTTTTTATCACCATTTTCTTTATCTGTTACTAGCGATAGCAAGCAATCTTTTTTATTATTAAAAGAAGTAGCTTTTTTAAGAGAAGCATATCCTAACGCTACTACCGAAGGAGAACCTAAATATTACGCATTATTTGATGATGATTCATTTATATTAGCTCCCACACCTACAAATGGTTATACAACCGAATTACATTACTTTTACAATCCACCATCTATTACAGAAACCGCAAGTGGAGAAACATGGCTAGGAACAAATGCACCTGAGTGCTTGTTATATGGTGCTTTAGTTCAGGCAAATTTATTTTTAAAAGGTCAACCTGAAATGCAAGCTGAATATGAAAAACAATATCAAGAAGCTCTTGCTAGATTAAGAAACGAATCAGCAGGTAAAGACATGCAAGACAGTTATAGATTTGGTCAACCAAGACAAATAGTCCAATAAGGAGAATAAACAATGTCAATTACAGTAGTTACAGATGGTGCAATAGGTAATGTATTTGTTGATACAACAAATAATTCAGGGCATCCTGTGGAGTATTGGGCAGAGCAAGCAACTCATAGCATTATTCAATATTCTAATAATGTTGATCCTGTCTTGCAACAACAAGCAAAAGAGTTTAAGAATAATATATATAATGTTGTTCTTGATAATATGAAAAAAGCTATTCAATCTGACAGAACTACTCTAGTATATACTTTAGAAAAAGAAGGTCACAAATGTGGCTCAGACATAATTAGGAGACTATAATGGCAATAAGTCAAGCAATGACTACTTCATTTAAGCAACAACTTTTAGAGGCAGGTCATAATTTTAAAACAAGTGGTGCAGGCGGTAATGCATTTAATATAGCTTTATATACAAGTTCAGCTAGTTTAGACGCTTCTACATCAGCATACACATCATCCAATGAAGCAAGTGGAACAGGATATGTTGCTAAAGGAAAAACATTAACTAACGTAACACCTACAACAGGTGGTACAACAGCTTTTGTTGACTTCAATAACATAACGTGGGGTAGTTCAACAATTACCGCAAGAGGTGCATTAATTTTTAACACATCCAAGACAGACACTTCTGTTGCGGTATTAGATTTTGGTTCTGATAAAAGTTCAACAAGTGGTGACTTTACGATTCAATTTCCAACACCTGATGCAACAAACGCTATAATTCGCATAGCTTAGTGGGGTAAACCTACATGGCTCGTATTGTTAAAGATCGCATAAAACAACCCTCTACCACAACTGGCACAGGAACTATAACTTTATCTGGCTCAGTAGCTGGTTTTCAGGCTTTTTCTGTTCTTGAAAATGGTAACACAACTTTTTATTGCATAGAAGATGCTAATGGAATTGCTTTCGAGGTAGGGATCGGAACTTACACAAGCAATACACTTGCTAGAACAACTATTTTAGAAAGCTCAAATAATGGTAATGCCATTAGTCTTACTTCAGGAACTCATACTGCTTTTGTAACTTATCCTGCTGAACGTGCTGGATTTAACGATGAAGGTCTTTCTCCTACCCTTACCGCTTCAGGTACAATCACAGCAGGTAAACCAGTCATACAGAATGCAAATGGAACAGTCACACAAGTTGTTGAGACATCCTCACCTGAGGCTAATCCAACACAAGCAAGAGGAAACATCACAACCTCATCAAATACTACGTCAGGTTGTATTACTTACGAAGAAATTTCAGGCAGACATGTTTACGCTTACAGTGATACTGGAAATTCAAGTTACAATACTGTTGTAGCAGGAGTGTGGACAAATGGTGCTATGGCATGGGGAACTCCAATTGTTGTCGCAAGTTCAGGTGCAGGGGGTTCTACTGGTCCTGCTATATGTGCAGGCAATGGAGCAATTTATCTTATATATAAACAAGGAAGTTACGCTAAATTGTATTCAAGAGCTGCCACAATAAGTGGTACAACCTTTACTTTTGGTTCAGCAGTAGATTTTTCTGCAACTGGTACAGCAGAGCATCAAGTTGCCGATATTAGTTATGATAAAGCGTCAGGTTATATAATGGCTTGTTATCCTTATAGACCTGTTTCTGGTCCTATGAACACGTTTGTTAGACCACTTAGTGCAAGTGGAACTACATTAACAGTAGGTTCAACAGAGTATCTTATGTATGGTGGTGGTGCGGGATCAAATAGAACAAATTTAATTTATGACCCTGATACATCAAGAACTGTAATTATATACAGTGACGCAGCAGATGGCGATAAAGGTAA